GATAAGGGTGATATTCTCACATTGACCAAGCGTATCAACGGTGGCACTATTGGTCTTGAGGATAGAATCAAACACTACGAACACGCTCTGCATATATTCGGAGCACATTGATCGTGTGGCAGATTCAGTGGGTGTTGTCGCTGATTCCAGATAGTTTCTTTCTCTGGATCACTTACCTATTGATTGCTGTTGGGGTTGGATTGTATGTGGCCAGCAAGTTGGTCACATGGATTCCTTTAATTTCTCAATATAAGTTACCTGCAGAACTGATCGGAGTGGTATTATTGGTAGCAGGTAGTTATTTGTTCGGAAGCCATGGAACAGAAATGACTTGGCGCGAACGTGTTAAAGAATTGGAAGCAAAAGTAAAAGCCGCTGAAGAAAAGAGTCAGCAAGTAAACACAGTAATAGAAACTAAGATTGTAGAAAAAATTAAAGTAGTCAAGGAAAATGTCTATGTCAACAGAGAAATTATCAAAGAAGTTGCAGGTAAGCAATTGGATGCTCAGTGTACTTTGCCTAAGTCTACTGTCAGCTTGCACGACAGCGCCAGTCGTAATGAAATTCCCGAACGTGCCGCCGCAACTGATGGAACCCCCAGTGGCATTGAAGCCAGTCGGCTCCTCGACAGAGTCGTTGAAAACTACGGTGCCTGTCACGAAAACGCAGAAAAACTAAGAATGTGGCAAGAATGGTATCGAGAACAGAAGAAAATCTTCGAATCAGTTAAATAATAGGACATTAAGTAGGAGCGAAAGATGGCATTAATAGATTCAGTATTAAATTTAGTAAACAAACAACCAAAAGATCCAGACGCACCTAAGCCTCCGGTAGGGTCACGTAGCGAGCGTGAAGCAAAATTAAAAGACAAAGCAGGTATGGTTATTTCCGTGTTTGCTCTGCTGCTAGCAGTTAACGCATGGTACGGTGGCAAGTTGTCCAGCACAGTATTAAACAATACACTAGGTGCTAACAACACATGGGCACAGTATCAGGCTAAAGCAGGTCGTGGTGTCAGCTACGAGATTGCTGCCAAGACAACTGCTGATCCAAAAATTAAAGCAGAGTTCATGGCTGAGAAAGAGCGCATGGATGCTGACAAGAAAGAAATTGCCGAAAAGGCTCGTGCTATGGAAGCAGCACGTGAAGAGGCTAAAAAGTCTAGCCCATGGATCGGTTATGCATCAACAGCATATCAATTAGCAATTGTTGTGTTATCAGCAAGTATTCTTGCAGTTAGTATGGCCATGTTCTGGGGCAGCTTTGCTGTGGCAGGATTTGGAATATTATTAAGCCTAAACGGTTTATACCTTTGGTTTTAAATAGTAAAGACAAATAGGAGCGAACTATGTCAGAAGCAGTGAAAAGCGAAAGCGAACAAAAGAAAGAAGATTGGATGAACAGCAAGTGGCGTCCAATGATGGGTTGGATGTATATGTTGGTATGTACCATGGACATGGTTATATTCCCAGTATTGTGGAGTCTATTACAGACCATGACACACTCACCTATTACACAATGGAATCCGTTAACACTACAAGGTGCTGGTTTGTTCCACATTGCAATGGGTGCTGTTTTAGGTATTGCGGCTTTTGGTCGCACACAAGAAAAACTTGGAGGAGCCAATAATGGCGGACTTGCACCCGTATCACAGAGCGTCACAACAACATTTGGCGCACCTTCAACAGGATTCGGTGCAACACCAGCAGGCTTCGGTTCTCCAGCACCAAGTAGTTTTGGTGGGGGCTTTGGAAGCACATCTACTACTCCAGCACCAAGCAGCTTTGGGGGCAGTTCAGGATTTGGAGCGCCAGCGGCTAAACCAGCAGTAGGTGTTTCCAGCAGTGGCAAACCGATGCCTGCACAGCCAGAGCAACCGGAAATTTAAAAGGAGCAGGATATGTTAGATACATTACTATGGATAGCAGTAGGAGCATTTGTAGGTTGGAACTTTCCACAGCCATTTTGGGCAAAGATTATTCAAGAAAAAATTCAAGCTATGATAGCTAAAAAAGGAGACTAATATGAAGAACATTATTTTTATAGCAGGACTTGCATTAGCGATGTCATTCCCTACATATGCAGCTGAAGATGCAAAGCCAAAAACTAAAAAAGTCTGTGTGGATCAACAAGGCAAAGATGGTAAGCCTGTAATGGATGCTAAGACCAACAAGCCAAAACAAAACTGCAAAGAAGTTAAAATTCGTGAAAAACATGAAGGCACAGCAGTTCCTGAAAAGAAAAAATAAAGCTCAGTAAATTTCTAATTAAATAAAAGGACTGCTTGACACAGTCCTTTTTTTATCATATAATATAAACATGGATTACTACGCTACCCTAGGACTAAAACGAAACGCCAGTGATGCCGAAATAAAAAAGGCATACCGAAGCATGGCCATGAAATATCACCCAGATCGAGGCGGTGATGAAAAGAAGTTCAAAGAAATATCACAGGCTTACGAATTTCTTAGCGACCCCCAGAAAAAACAAATCATAGACCTTGGCGGTGATCCTAATGCACAGCCGGGCATGGGTAGAGGTCAAAATCCGTTTGAGTTTCATTTCGACACTGGTAATATGCATGACATTTTCGGTAACTTTGGCTTTGGCGGATTTGGTCGCCAGCCTCAACGCAGAAATAGATCCTTGAACATCAATGTAGAAATTACCTTAGAAGATGTGCTTAACGGCAAAGACTTTACCGCTGAAGTTTCAATCCCTGGTAAGAATAAGATGATCAACATTCAGATTCCTCCGGGCATAGAGCATGGACAACAAATTAGATACGAAGGCATGGGCGATGATTCAATACCCAGTCTCAAACCAGGAGATTTATTGGTTAATGTCATAGTGCGTGAACACTCCATATACCGACGAGAAGGCACATCGTTGATTGTAGAACGAGAAGTAAGTGTATGGGATGCATTGCTGGGAGCCAGTATAGAAATACAAACACTAGATCGTAAAACATTATCAATGAACTTGCCACCCGGTACACAACCGGATACAGTAATGAGTTGCAGAGGTGAAGGTTTGCCCAATATGCGCACAAGGCAGCGAGGTAACTTATTGATAAAAATTAAAGTATCAATCCCAAAAATTCTACAACCCGAGCAAATCGACCTAATAAAACAGATCAAACAAGGAAATATGTAATGATTGAACCCAGTAAGAGCCTACAAGAAATTTTTGAAAAATCTATAGAGATGGCCAAGACTTTGAGTCACGAGTACATAACCATTGAACATATTATCTATGGCATCATGGATGATGAGGATTCTTATAAACTATTAGAAAGTTTTGGTGCTGATGCTAAATTTGTTAAAACAAATATAGAACACTACTTAAAAAACAATCTCAATGATATTAAAACTACCAATGCCAACGCAAAACCTAAAAAGACCAACAGCGTAGAACGTGTGTTGAATCGCTGCTTTACACAGGTGTTGTTTAGCGGTAGACAGCGCATGGAGATAGCAGATATCATTATCAGTGTGCTGTCAGAGAAAAACAGTTTCGGTTACTACTTTCTTACCAAAGCCGGGGTGACTAAAGAAAAGTTTGTGAAGTATTTCCAAGAAAATGTGCAGGTTACCGAAGACGCCGAAGTTGAAACAAGAATAGTGAACTCAAATCAAATAGATCGAATATTGAATCAGTTTTGTACTAATCTCAGTCTCAAGGCCAAACAGCGAAAACTTGATCCTGTAATAGGCCGTGATGACGAAATAGAAAAAATACAGCTAGTATTAGCACGTCGAAACAAGGCCAACGTGTTAATGGTAGGTGATCCCGGAGTGGGTAAAACTGCCATTGCTGAAGGCATTGCTCGTAAGATACATGAAGGTAAGGTTCCTAAATTTATCAAGGACCATCAAGTCTATACCTTAGACATCAGTGCTCTATTGGCCGGCTCCAAGTATCGTGGCGATTTCGAAGAACGTGTGAAAGCAGTGTTGGCTGCACTAGAGAAAAAAGGCAAGATCATCTTGTTCATCGACGAAGCACACATGATGAACGGTGCGGGTGCTGCCAATGGCAGTTCAAACGACATGGCCAATATGTTAAAACCTATACTTACCAAAGGTGTTCTCAAGCTGATAGCATCTACCACATGGGAGGAATATCGCAAGCACTTTGAAGGCGACCGTGCGCTGATGCGTCGATTCCAACGAGTAACCGTTGAAGAGCCTAGTGCAGAAATGGCTGTGAAAATCCTCAAAGGTCTAAAGAAATACTATGAGCAACATCATACTGTAAAAATATCCGATGCAGCCATTGAACAAGCAGTCAAGCTCAGTGTCAAATACATGAGCGATAAAAAACTACCCGATAAAGCCATTGATATCATTGACTGTGCGTGTGCTAGATACAAGCTCAAAGATGACGAGGGCATGGAAGGTGTTACACAGATCGTGGACATAGAACAAGTCACTTACGAACTCAGCAAGATGATCAACATGCCGTTGGAAACAGTGGCACAGAAAGAAAGCAAAAATCTTGCTGATCTTGATACACAGATGAAGGGTGTGGTCTACGGACAAGATAATGCCGTAGATACATTGTTAGATAAAATCTTTGTGAGTCAAGCTGGCATGAAGGCTCCTAATAAACCTATCGGATCATTCCTATTTTTAGGACCTACAGGTTGCGGAAAAACCGAAACTGCTAAACAATTATCAGATAAGATGGGCATGCAGTTGATACGATTTGACATGGGCGAGTATCAGGAAAAGCATTCAGTGGCACGATTAATCGGTGCTCCTCCGGGTTATGTAGGCTACGAAGATAATGCTGGTATGTTAATTACTAAATTACAAGAAACACCCAACGCTATCTTACTGTTAGACGAAGTTGAAAAAGCTCATCCAGATGTCATGAATATTCTGCTGGCATTCATGGATAACGGGTTTATTACAGGATCTAATGGCAAAGTAGCTGATGGTCGCAACACCATATTAATCATGACATCAAATCTCGGAGCTGCTGACAACGAACTCAACACCATCGGTTTTGGCGAACTAGAACGTGATGGCGAAGATGACAAAGCCATTAAGAAACATTTCAGCCCAGAATTCCGCAATAGACTAGATGCTGTGATCAAGTTCTCTAAGCTCAGTGGCGATACTGTGATTCAGATTGTGAAAAAGTTTGTGGCTGACCTCAACAGTCAACTCAAAGACAAGGGCATTGAGATTGTAGTCAACGCCAAGGCCACACGTTGGTTAGCCGATCGAGGCTACGACAAAAAGATGGGGGCAAGGCCATTGGCAAGGATCATAGACAACGAGATCAAAAGCCCACTAAGTCGCAGAGTGTTATTCGGTGATCTAGTAAATGGCGGAAGAGTTACCGTGGATATCATCGATGACAAATTAGATTTCACAGTAGTTGAGATACCAAAACCGTTGACCAAGGAAGAAAGAAAAGCTCTTAGGACGCAACGCATTGCTGAAGCAGCAAATACACAAGAACAAGATGCTACAACTGAAAACCAAATCAACCAGCCGTAAGTTTTATAACAAATGGTTATACAAAATCAGCCTGCAAATAGACGGTTGTGTGATATTTCGCACACAACCTATTTCAAATATCAAGGACTGGTTAGAAAATTCCAACAGTGACAGCGGTTATCATTATGATAATTGGCGTAGGGCCACGGCTAATAAAGAAATATTAAGCAGCATCTGTGACTTTTTTAGTTCCTACGACGAAGATGCATACGCAACAAGAGTTGAAAGGAATAGACTTGATGTCTATACCAACGATGCCGAGTTCTATGAAAAACTCAGCCTATGTAGTCAAGATTATTTGGTGCATAGATTTGAACCTAATACCAACAATCTAGATGTTTTAAATAATTCACAGAACTGTATCACTGTAAGCAAACTACCCAAGGGCAGATATCGCTATCGTGTGTATCTCATGCCTCATAAAATGGCCAAAGATCGTGAAGGCAAACAGAGATATCTAGCCTGGCTAAAATCGCAGACTCCTAGAATAACCTGCACTCCTGCAATTGAACGTTGGTTCTTGACCACAGATTGGAATTGGGATCGTAGATATGTGTTGGTCGAGGACGAATCTACACTGCTAATGATGAAATTACGTGGCTCTGACGTTGTGGGCAGAGTATATAACTTTATAATATGCGATAAATAGTTGATGAGCAGAGAAACCATAGTATTATTATCAAACATCACTGACGACAGTCAGCCCTCTACGTGGCAATACAGCGAAAAATACATAGGTGCGGGCTATTATAAAAACGGTAATGGTGTGCATACTATGACCTTTGAGTTGAATAACTTCAAAGGTAGTATCAAAATACAGGCCACTCTAGATCTAAATCCCGGAGTTAACGACTGGGTTGATGTGGTTCTTGACAGCTCAGACACCGTGTTAACTGCTGTAGATAGCACACCTGTTACTACTAACGCTGCCTGCACATTCACTGGTAAATTTGTGTTCATACGTGTAGCGTATCAGCTGGAACAGGGCACAATTACCGAAATCCGATATAATCACTAAACTGTTTAAGACGATAAATATAGTATGACCTCCCGAGGAATACTATGAGAGACCTTTTATCTAAATTAGACGCTATTGTTGGCGAAACAGCATTAAAAAATTCTGATGATCTTCAGGCCAAACGCAAAGCTCTGGCAGACCTTGAAAAAGATCCTGTGGCTAGTGCCGACCCAGAAATCAGCAGTGCAATTACACAAAGAAAAACAGACCTAGAACGCGAAGCCAAATCCAAAGGATTTACAGAATCATTTGAAGTAGGTGATGAGTTTGGTATTAGCTTTTCAGAAGATCACGAGATCGCAACTACTATTGTAGATATTCTAGAAGATGGTATCGTAATCGAATTAGATGACACCGCATTAGACATGCTGACAAATGAAGGCTTACAATTCTTAGAAGGCGAACTAGTAGAAGACAAACAAAAAGGTGTCGATGGCAAAGCCTGTTGGAAGGGCTACAAGCGCATGGGCACCAAACAGAAAGGTGGCAAGACTGTAGACAACTGTGTTAAGATGGAAGATCATGGTCCAGAGAATCCAGATGCTCCTGTAAACTATGGTGAATATGATCGTGAAGGCGATATGGCCAAAGATGATCTACGCACTATCGACGATGCTGCCGAAGAACTATACAGCATCTTACGAGCAGACGACAATCTTCCAGAGTGGGTGCAAAGCAAGATTACCAAAGCTGTGGACTACATCGATACAGCTCGTGATTATATGAAAGCACAGAAATACGAAGAAGGCGTGTCGGAAGGTGATGTTGATGAAGCCAAATATCAAGGTCGTGAAGTTCCACTGGGTAAGAAAATGGCCGGTGATGTCAAGAAGTCCAAAGTGTATGTGCGCAAGCCCAACGGCAAAATTGTTAAAGTAAACTTTGGCGATAAGAAAATGCGTATTAAGAAAAGCAATCCGGCACGTAGAAAATCATTCCGTGCTAGACATAATTGTGCTAATCCAGGACCTCGTCATAAAGCCAGATATTGGTCTTGTCGGAGCTGGTAATGTTATTAAAAGAAATGTTCAGTGCCATTGGCGCACCTAAAGATGAGCAACAAGAAATTGATTGGCTGGATGATTTGAAATTTTTCATCGACAACGATTCAAAAATGTTGGACCAGTATTTTTTCCCTGCGGTGAAACGTCATCGCGAGCACAGAGGTAATCCCAATGTATTCAAGGTCTACATCCGACCATTAGAAAAGTGCATGGGTCATTATTGCGACAAATACGATATCGACGATGCGGAACAAAAGTTTCCCAAAGACAAGCTCATAGACTTGGCCAAACGTATTGCCGGTGAGCAAGAAAAACACATAGAAAAAGGCGACTACGATTAATGCTGTTAAATGAATTGTTCGAAGCCGGAACCAAACATGTGACATTCTGCTTTGGCAGAATGAATCCACCTACCATTGGTCACAAACAGGTATTAGATACCATGAAAAGCCAAGGCGGAGAAATGAAAATTTTTGTCAGTCAAAGCCAAGACAAAAAGAAAAATCCCTTGGACTATGCCACTAAGATCAAATTCATTAAGGAAATGTTTCCTCAGTATGCCAAAGATGTGGTAGAGAATGCAGCACTAAACACCATCGGTAAGGTTGCCAGTTATCTGCACGAACAGGGATATACCGCTGTAACATTTGTGGCAGGGTCGGATCGCCTAGAAGATATGAAAAATCTGCTCACACAATACAACGGTGTCGAAGGCAAAGCGCACGGATTTTATAAATTTGATGTCATTGATTTTGCCAGCAGCGGAGACCGCGAAGATGGCGCTGAAGGTGTAGCAGGAGTTAGTGCCAGTGGGGCAAGGGCAGCTGCTGCCAACAATGACTTCGAAGGATTCCAAGAAGCCACGGGTGCAGGTGAACTTGCTAAACCGTTGTTTGCTGCGGTACGTAAAGGCATGGGCATCAACGAAAGCATCAGCGAAGCACCTATTGAAATGGATCCGACAGATCCCATGGATCCTATGATTCACAGTCACGACAAGGCTAATCCTGCTAAATTAAAATATCGCATGCTACGTGCTGCTGGTCAATTGAAAGACCTAGCGGCTCGTGCAGAAAACGCCAGTCCGGGTGAATGGCAAATCATGGCTCGTCAGTTTGACGAGTTAAAAATGAACATGGAACAAATTCGTCATGCTCTAGAAGAACTAGGCAAAGTAAAAAGCAAAGGCGGCATTAGGTCAAGAGGTATAACAGTATGAAAGCCAAAGAATTTATACCAGCCAGCAAACCTAGAAACTTTGTTGCTAAAAATTCTAAGACCGCAGGTGCTGGCGCACACAAAGATAAAAAGCGAGCTGCCAAGCAAGGCGATGTAAAGCATAAAAAGCAAGATGTAGATGAAGGTTTAAAAAGCAAAATAGCTGGAGCAGCATTAGCTGCTGCTAATCTGTTAGGTAGTCCAGCGCAGGCAGCAGAAGAACCTGTTAAACCTATTACTGTTGCTTATGTTATGATAGACGGCGAAGTAAGAAAATATAACCTCGGCGATCGTTTTGAAAACGCCAAGGAAGCAGAAAAATTTATTAGCGGTGTATTAGATAAACAAGGATTGTCTGGTTATACATTAGATATAAAACACGGATATCCTAAAAAGCAAGATCCTAATTCAAAATAAAAATATGATAGATGAACTCGCTGATATCAAACGCCTTGCAGGCATTACAGAATTTAAAGGTCTGCAACCATATGGCGGTAGCAATATCAGTGTTACAGGAATGTCTAATCAAGAGTTGGAGCGAAAACACAACATCAAACCAGGAACACCTGAGTGGTTTCAGTTATGGTTTTCAAAACCATACCTAACTGGTGAAAGGAAAATAAATGATTGAAATTTCAGAGTCAGCAAAATCTAAAATAATGGATTTGCTGCTAGAAGAAAATAATCCCAAACTGGCATTGCGCACCTTTGTTCAAGGTGGCGGATGCAGTGGCTTTAGCTATGGCTTTACCTTCGACGAAGAAAAAAATGAAGACGATTTTGAATTTCCGTTATCAGATAAATTTAATGTATTAGTAGATGCAATGAGTATGCAATACCTACAAGGTGCAGTTATTGATTACAAAGAAGAAGTCATGGGCAGTCAGTTTGTTATTACTAATCCCAATGCTCAATCAACCTGCGGCTGCGGAAGTAGTTTTTCAGTATGAACCCAAACAATTATCCAGTGTACCCAGAAGATGACGGATACGACACTCCAAAGAACCCTTATAGCCCAGTATGAGAGCACACGAATTCATAGTTGAAAGAAAAAAGAAACGTAGACCACGTTGGGCTGCCTACGGTCCCGGTCCTTACGGCGGATATGGATATGCGTCGGGATACAGCGGAGCAGTAGGTGGCGACGGCGGTGGCGGTGTTGGTGAAAACTTTGCCGATGGCAAGAATCCTCAGGACAAAGGCGACAGCAAACGACACGGCATCAATACTAAAGCATCAGTAAGTAGTCTACGTAAAACTGCTAAACAAGGCGGGCGCAAAGGACAACTAGCGCACTGGCTGGCTAACATGAAAGCAGGTCGTGCTAAGAAGAATAAATAATACTATGAAAATACGTGAAATTTTAGAATCAGCAACAGCAGGCGCTACTAGTGCTGGTAATATAGCTATAGGTGCTGTATACAAAAATAAACCCGGAAAAACAGCAAAAAACAAAGACGGCACCGCAAAAAACGCATTAGATCTCAAAGGAACTAATCTGTTAACTGGCGGGTCTTTGGTAAAAAGATAAATACATAATACACTTTTAGGAATGTGAACATGGACTTCAAATCGTTAATCAGCAAAATAGAAAGCATCGACGGCAAAATCGATACTCCAAAAGCACCAGAACTGCCCAAGTCTGTGCAATTAAATGAAGACGCACAACTGCGTGTTCTAAGCGGCCGTACTACTTACGTTGCTGAAGCTAAAAAGAAAGCTGAAGATGACAAGAAAGACGAAGCTGTTAAAGAAGAAATGAAAGTAGGCGATAAGAAAAACATCGCTACAGGCACTGTTGAAAAAACAAAAACAGGTATTGTTCACAAAAGCAGCAAGGCCTACGGCGGCAGTGAAGAAAAAGAGGCTGACGATGAAGATGACAAGCCAAAGAAAAAAGCCAAAAAAGAAAGTGTAGAACCAGAATTCAAAAGCAAATTCATGAAAATGGTAGAAGCCAAGAAAGATGAAGCTGCTGATAAGAAAAAGAAAATGGCTAAGAAAGAAAAAATGGCAGAAGGATCTAAGCCAGATTTCCTAGACATTGACAAAGACGGCGACAAGAAAGAGCCAATGAAGAAAGCTGCCGGTGAGAAGGGCGGCGACAAGCCAGCTGGCAAGAAAGGCATGAGCGACAAGCAGGCCAAATACTTTGGTAAGAAAAATGAATCAGTAACAACTTCTAAGAAAGTAGTTGCTGAATCAGTAGAAACAAAATTAACTTTCAAACAAATGGTTCAACTGGTTCAAGAAAGTGGCGGCCAGCAACAAATTGATCCTGTAGACAAAGCTCTGTTTACATGGGCAGAGCGTGTGGCTCGTAACAAACTAGGCGAAGGTATGAAAGCAGACTTATACGCAGGGTTGGTCTATGAACGCAACGGTGGTGTATTTGAAATGTATGATGTACTGAGCGAAGCACAAAAGTAATTCAACCAAAAAGTGTTAAAAAGCCAGTCATAGGTTGACTGGCTTTTTTTATGACTATATAATAGTCGTATAGGAGAGAACAAATGACAAAAATGTATGGACCAGAAGAAAAAGCCAAACTCGAAAGATTAATCAACGAAGGATCTAATGTGCTTCGTGAAGTAGAAGATCTCAATGAAGGTCTTAAAGAAACTGTTAAAGCTGTCGCAGAAGAATTACAAATCAAACCCAGTTGGATCAACAAAGCCATACGCATCGCACACAAAGACAATTGGAAAGACCATGAAGCAGAGTGGGGCGAGATTGAAATGATTCTTGGTGTTACTAAAAAACTTCCTGAATGAATGAATTATTAAAACCAACTTTTGATTGGATCAGAGATGACTGGCACAGCAATCGCTTCCGTTTTGTTGTTGAGCTGCTTGCCTGGGCTGTTAGTATCGGCTGCTCAATCACTATGGCGCTTACAGTTCCCAATCCGCCTTTACTTGTGTTGTATCCTATTTGGATCGCTGGCTGTGCCATGTATGCTTGGGCTGCTTATACTCGGAAATCGTTTGGCATGTTGGCTAACTACATCTTGCTAACCGCAATTGACACATTTGGATTAATAAGGATGATTATATAATGATAACGCATAAGCTCTCTACAGGTAAGAACATACATGTTATTGATGATTTTTTTACAATATCACAGGTAATGGCATTTGAAACGTTTGCTAACGGTTGTCTCTACAGGTTGCTGAATAGTGTAGATTCATATATGTCAAAATCTAACGGTGAAAGATTCTTTGGTTCAACACTCAGTGAGGTAGATGTAAAGTCCTTAGGTATTTTTGAGACAGCAGCGTTTACTAGTTTATCAGGCATGTTTAATAATAAAAAGATAATGAGATCTTGGATATTATGTACTGCTCCGTCAACCAAATACTTGTATCATCCGGATCAACAACATGAGTCAAGTCTTACATTCCTATATTATATAAATGGTCACTGGCATCCTGAATGGGGTGGTGAGACTATATTTTGTAATGACACAGGGGAACCAGAAATAGCAGTTGCATGTAAGCCTAATAGAATCGTAGTTTTTCCAAGTAATATAGTTCACAAGCCGACTTCAACAACAGGTGACTCAAAACTTAGGTTTACATTTACAACAACTTTTGTTGATGAATAAGTCAGTATTTCTGCAAACTTTTATCTACAAAGATAAGTAATTGGTAGAAGGTAGGCGGGCCATAAACCGCATATTGGTATTTGCAAGCCTAAAATTGCATAGGAGAAAAAATGAGTTTCGTGGACGCATACTACGATCGCGACGATGACATGATACGTGTTGTTGAGCGTGACGACAAAGGGCAGAGGCATTTCAAAGACTATCCTGCCAGACATATATTTTATTACAACGACCCCAAAGGCAAGTTCGAATCCATTAAGCGTGAACCTCTAAGCAGAGTCAGTTGTAAAAATGTCAAAGAGTTTCGCAAAGAACTTGCCATACATTCAAACAAAAAACTTCACGAAAGCGATATTAATCCCATATATCGTTGTTTAGAAGACAATTATCTCAATCAAGATGCACCTAAGCTAAATGTAGCGTTTTTCGATATTGAGGTAGACTTTGATCCAGAACGTGGCTATGCATCACCGGATGATGCGTTCATGCCAATTACTGCGATTGCTGTCTATCTACAATGGATGGAGACCATGGTGTGTCTAGCCATACCTCCCAAAACACTCAGCATGGCAGAAGCCACCAAGCAGGTTGAAGAATTTCCCAATACCATGCTGTTTGACAACGAAGCAGACATGCTAAACACATTCTTGGATCTCATACAAGATGCTGATGTGCTGAGTGGTTGGAACTCGGAAGGCTTTGATATTCCATATACTGTTAATCGTGTTACCAAGGTTCTCAGTAAAGAAGATACCAAACGTTTTTGTCTATGGAATTGTTTGCCTAAGAAACGAGAATATGAAAAGTTCGGTAAAACTGCCACTACATATGACTTCATTGGCCGTGTGCATATAGACAGTCTTGAACTTTATCGCAAGTATACCTATGAAGAACGTCACACCTATCGATTAGATGCTATTGCCGAATATGAACTAGGTCAGAGAAAGACTCAGTATGAAGGCACATTGGATCAATTATACAACAACGATTTTAAAACATTCGTTGAATACAATATCAACGATTGTAAACTGTTAGATGATCTAGATAAGAAACTGAAATTTATTGACTTAGCCAATACAATTGCACACGAAAACACAGTGCTGTTAGCAACTACCATGGGTGCAGTGGCTGTGACTGAACAAGCTATCATCAACGAAGCTCATCGCAGAGGCATGATAGTTCCTAATCGCAAAAAAATGGAAGAGCACGGAGACACTCAAGCTGCTGGTGCCTACGTTGCATATCCCAAGAAAGGTATACATGAATGGATTGGCTCTCTTGACATTAATAGTCTCTATCCTAGTGCTATTCGTGCTTTGAATATGGGTCCTGAAACCATCGTAGGTCAGTTGAGACAGGATGGGACCAAGGATTTTATTGCAGCAGAAATGTCAAAAGGAAAATCGTTTGCGTCTGCTTGGGAAGGCATATTTGGTAGTCTTGAATATTCCGCTGTGATGAATCGAGAAGTAGGTCGTGAAGTCACTGTTGATTGGGAAGGTGGTGGCTCGGATACGCTAAGTGCGGCTCAGGCTTATGATCTTATATTTGACAGCAATCAACCTTGGATGATCTCAGCCAACGGCACTATATTCACATATGAAACTGAGGGTGTTATATCCGGACTGCTAGCACGTTGGTATAAAGAACGTAAAGAAATGCAGGCCAAACTGCGAGAATGTATCCAGGCTGGCAACAAGATTGAAGAAGAATATTGGGACAAGCGACAGTTGGTCAAGAAGATTCTGCTAAACAGTCTGTATGGTGCAATTTTAAATCCAGGCTGTAGATTCTTTGATAACAGAATTGGACAGTCCACAACTCTCACTGGAAGACAAATTGCCAAACACATGGCATCAAAAGTAAACGAAATTATCACTGGAGAGTATGATCACATTGGTCGAGCAGTAATCTACGGTGACACAGACTCTTGTTATTTTTCAGCGTATACTACCTTGAAAAAAGACATTGAGAAGGGACTGATTCCCTGGAATAGAGAATCAGTGGTCGAACTTTACGATACCATAGGAGATACAGTCAATGGCACATTTGTCAAATTCATGCAAGATGCATTCCACGTCCCCCGAACCAGAGCCGAGGTCATCAAAGCAGGTCGCGAAATTGTTGCAAGCAAAGGACTGTTCATCACCAAAAAGCGATACGCAGTTCTCTACTACGACAAAGAAGGCAAACGAGCAGACACAGAAGGCAAACCAGGAAAAATTAAAGCGATGGGGCTTGATCTCAAGCGTTCAGATACCCCGGTTGTTATACAAGACTTCTTGAGTGAGGTGCTGACTAAGACACTAACTGGTGTGACCAAAGAAGAGATCCTGCAATATATCACTGATTTTCGCACAGAATTTAAAACTCGACCGGGTTGGGAAAAGGGCTCGCCTAAGCGAGCCAACAATATCACAGAATACGCTGCCAAAGAAAAAAAAGCAGGCAAGACTAACATGCCCGGGCATGTTAGAGCTTCATTGAATTGGAACACTCTCCGGCGTATGATGGATGACAAATACTCCATGCAGATTGTAGATGGCATGAAAGTAATTGTATGCAAGATCAAAGACAATCCTATGGGGCATACTTCCGTGGCCTATCCTGTGGATGAACTGAGATTGCCGCAGTGGTTCAAGGATCTTCCTTTCAACGATGCAGAAATGGAAACCACTGTGATAGATGAGAAGTTAGGAAACCTTATTGGTGTTTTGGAATGGGACATCAGTTCAACAAGGTCGGATAATACATTTAACAAACTGTTTGATTTTGAGTGATTTCTAGGTTGATTTTTTCTCAAGATCTAAATATAATCTTAATATACAGGAGAATTCTTAATGAAAGATATTTTACAAGACATCGTTAGCCACACACAGAACCTCGGCTTCTTGACCACAGTCAAAGTCACAGGCACAGACAAAGGCACAACTATTAACTCAATGGCAGATGACCGTTCAGTGATCATGGAAGCAGAAACTGCTAATCCGTATCCAGATATGATTGGTGTGTTTGGCATGCCGCAACTGAACAAGTTGAAATATCTGTTGGAAGGTGCAGAATACAAAGAAGGTGCAAAGATCAGTATCACCACAGCAGAACGCAATGGCGAAACTTTGCCAGTAGGTCTACACTTTGAAAACAAAGACGGCGACTTCAAGAACGACTATCGCTTCATGAATCAAGAAATCATCAATGAAAAGATGAAGACTGTGAAGTTTCGTGGTGTTAAGTGGGATGTTGAAATCGAACCATCAGTGACTTCTGTGATTCGTTTTAACTTTCAAGCAGGTGCTAACTCAGAGCATCCCACATTCCTTGCTAAAACTGAAGGCGGTAATCTTAAATTTACATTCGGTGATGCATCAACACACGGTGGTGAGTTTGTGTTTGCACAGAATGTTGCAGGCAAATTAGATCGCGGTTGGACTTGGCCAGTTGCTCCGATCTTGAGCATACTTAAGATTTCAGATACCAACACTGCTAAGATGTCGTTGAGCAATGAAGGTGCTATTCAGATCACTCTAGATAGCGGACTTGCTACCTACAAATATATCATTCCAGCACAAGCTGCCTAAATATGATTAAAGGCATTACACAATCCGGTCGTTATATAACAGTTACGAATGGTAATGCCAGCACCTATGTAAACAGCTATACAGGACAACAAGGTGTTGGCAATATGCGATTCAATACTTCTACGCAAAATATAGAAGTATATGACGGTAACAATTGGGTTATGCTCAACATGAGTCATGCTAGTGTCGGGTTAACACCGGACGCAGAATCATTACTCGATTGGGCGAAAGAAAGACGTAACGAAGAATTGGCTTGGGAATCTTTGGCGAAAGACAATCAGGCTGTTAAAATAGCATTAGAAAATCTAAATAAGGCACGACGGCAGTTAGACATTACTGCTAAACTATCGAGAGAATATGAAACCACCAGTTAATCTAACACCATTACAAAAGGACTATGCGGTATATCTGCCAGCAATTAGTTCTTTCTATTCTACCTATGTTGCAAAACAGCGACTAGAAGAGTTTGTACCAAAGGATCGTATTCCTGCAGGCTTTGATCAAGGAATTGAAGGAATGAACTTTCTTAATCCAGATCAAGGATACTTTACCTACAAGTATGCTCTGTATTCAGCAGGACACGCTCAACTTGATGTTATCAAAGCACAGGATCAAGAATCCATGATACAACAGCGTGATCGCGGACAAACAATGATTTTAGGCGACTCCGGTGGTTATCAGATCGGTAAAGGTGTTCTCAAGTTTGATTGGTTGAACTTTGAAGGTGCAGAAGCTACCAAGACACGTCAAAAGATTCTTGAATGGCTAGAAGCAACTGCTGATTGGTCAATGATGTTAGACGTGCCTACATGGGCCTGCGATCACATCCATAGTCCAAAGACTGGATTAAAAACATTCGAGGACTGTTTGGAAAAGACTCGTTATAATAACAAGTATTTTCTAGATAATCGCTTAGGAGCTACCAAGTGGCTTAATGTATTGCAAGGTGGTGACTGGGATACTGCGGAAAAGTGGTATCGTGGTGTTGTAGAGTTCAGCGATCCCAAAGGACCATTTGCAGGAAAAGAAGCAGAAGGTTGGGCATTTGGTGGTGCTAATATGTGTAAGATGGATATCACACTCAAACGTCTAATGACCATGCGTGACGAAGGAATGCTAGACGGCAAGAACTGGATTCACTTCTTGGGCACAGCACAATTAGATTGGTCATGCTATCTAACTCAAATTCAACGGCAGATCCGTAAGCATATCAATCCAGAACTCACAATTAGTTTTGACTGTGCAAGCCCGTTCATTGCTACTGCTCACGGACTTGTTTACACAAATGCACAACATACCAACAAGCGTTGGTCAGTGATCATGGACAAGGCTCCTGATAATAAAGCACTTTCAGGACGATTTGATATTCCGTTTCCTTTTGAAAGTGAATTCGGAAGCCGTTTGACCATGGGCGATATTGCATATTACAATTACGGTGTTCGCAAGACAGATGCCGAACTCGGAGATGTTAAGTTTAATCACTTGAATCCGGAACACTATCACGAAGTTCCGAGACTTAACAAGCTAGGTAAGATTCCAAACAAGACTAGTTGGGATAGTTTCAGTTACGCACTAATGATGGGGCATAATGTCGAATGTCATATCAAGGCGGTGCAACGTGCTCAACAGTTAATGGATATTGAATGTGCTAGGTTTACTCCAGACTGGCGTATGAAGAGCATTGAAGGCAAGAAAGAAATTGAATTCAGCGATTGGGTTCCAAATAAAATTCTTT